AACAACCTCCCATGCGGCCTTGGCCGCAAAATTTGGCCTAATTATAGCATATTCCCGTCGATTTGCGGGCAGCTTTAACAAATTTTAAGCTTTTTTTAAAATAGCTCCATCACCAAACGCACGGCTGCCGAGCTCATTCAGTACATCGAGGTTTATCCTGCGGTCAAGGAGAACAGAATCACCAAAACTGCATTGGATCCTTTGAGGTACCGGATTGCCGGAAAATCCCCGAGCGGGACATTCTTTTGGAAACGAGAAAAGGCGTAGCATTAAGCTACGCCCCCACACAGATTGCAATATAAACTTGGAAATAAAAAATGCGGAGTATCATCAGCAGACCTTTTCAGATCCTTTAATGATACTCCGCATGGTCCGAGTGGCGGGATTTGAACCCACGAATAAAACGGTAAAAATATTGAAACTAAAGGCATATATCCATTAGTTAGCATTTTAGTTAGCATTTTTAAAGAAATCGGCCATCTTTGTCTCGTACCTTTTTACATCGGATTGAGCGATATGCGTATAGATTTTCTGCATCGTTGCGATATCAGACCACCCACCAATTTCCATAGTGATTCTTTCGGGGATCTGAAGGTGATAAGCTAGGGAAGCGAAACTATGCCGGAGTCCATGGACAGTAACATCGTGGACACCGGCGGTCCTGCAAACTTGATGAATGCCGCGACGTAGAGTATTTTGCCCCATATGCAAGACTGGTCCATCTGGTTTCCTGTCTCTTTCAATGACTTCCAAAAGCTCTGGAATCATAATAGGAACATTTCTGGTGGATGTTCTGTTTTTGTTCTGAGGCTTTTTGACGAGTCCGTTTTCACTATATACGGCAGCACCAGAAACCCGTATAAATTGAGGCTTTTTTGGTATGTTTTTCCAATCAAGTGCGGATATTTCTGAAATGCGTAAGGAAGACAGAGCCAGGAGTGCCGGTAAAGCATATGGCGTATCTTTGACGGCTTCTATAAATGGCTTGATTTCGCTTGGATGCAGAAAAGAGTGTTCTGCTGGCGGAATAGCGGGAATGGACACCTCTGGAAGCTTCTTACCCGTAACATGCAAGACTGCTGTGCAGATAAAGGCCCATGCATTTTTGATATATTTGGGAGAACAAAGCGCGGCTTCCTGATTTACAATAGATTGCCACTCATTATCCGGAATAGTTATGGGGGATTTTTCCATAATATCCTGAAATCGGTTTTTCTGTATAGAGCGATATCCTCGAATGGTAGAAGGAGATAAAGTGTTGCTTTTGTTTTTAATATAAGTGTCAACGATCTCGTTCAGTGTCAATATTTCAGGACCATTTTCTTTGGCTTTGACAACACGTTTTCCAGCTAGATACTCCGCCTTGATTGCCTGTGCCTCCCGGATGCATTTCTTTCGGTCAAAGTCCGATATGCTGACGCTCTCTCCGCCTAAGCGCAATTGGATGAACCATTTTCCGGATGATAACTTTCTTGGCTCTGGAACTTTCACAATATTGCCTCCTAGAAACACGCCGCCAGGGGATTCCTGACGGCGTTATTTTTCTGAACTATGATTCCCAGTGATAACCGCAATTTTGGCAAACACACATACTTCTGTGTGTGGTTGTCGTTTTGTAGCGCTTAGGACGAAAGAGCTTTACAATTAAGGCTGGTACAGTCAAGAAAAACCATTTAATAGGAAGCCACCACCAGCCAACAAAAATCCACCAGAGTACACTTCTATGCTTTGTTTTTAGGTTTGTCTCTGAAACCATCTGAACAGTTACGCTTTCGCTCCCACATTTAGGACATTTCATTTCATCTTCCTCCCAATCTCGATTTAAAAGCACGTTTTTGTGTCGTCTATCAGCTTATTTGTCAAAATAAATTTGTAAAAGTAAAATTGTGGTATAAAAGTAAAGACCACTAGATATAGGTCAATACAAAATATAAATGGAAAGAATTGTGAAAATCTGCTGATTGCCTTATATTCTCCTCGGTGCTATGATATTATCAAATCACTAGAACAAATGTTCTCAAACGAGGAGGGGCAACTGGAATATGGATGAACGAGATATGACCTGCGGTGAATTGCTCTGCTGTTTATCACATGATGAGCAACGGTTTTTGGAAATGGTCTACAGCCAAATCAGTCGGCCAATTCTTCTGGCCCGTCTTGAGAAATTAGGAGAGCTTTCTGCTTTTCTAGAGGCAGAGAGCGGAACCAAGCAATAAGACGCTTGTCCTTATCGCTTAGCCCGTCCCCGTCCAAGGGGGCGGGCTTTTCTGTTTGCTCGGACCTCTGGCTCTCGATCAAGCCCTTTACCAGATCTATATCCTTTGGTTCAGTCAAAATTTCTTCCGGCATCACTTGGAGGATAGCGCACATCCGGGCGGCTTCTTCGGGAGAGGGGAGATTTCGACCACGTTTAACTTCGCTAAACCATCTTTCGTGTTTTCCAATTTTCCTTGCAAGAGTAGCAGCACTCCAACCATTCTTTTTTGATAATCTAATAACTTTATCAGTATCTATATGAACAATTATTCTTTTTGGCATATTATTTCACCTGCTTATATCTGCTTTCCGCGCTTTGCTGCTTCATAAACTAATTTTTGATAGTTCTTAGAATTTGCATTCTTCATTCTTGAATATCCAGATAAAGATTTCGGGCATAGGTCTGGCAAATTTTCCTGAAACCAATAGTATTCGTGCCGGAAACTTCTCTTCCTTAAACGTTCAAGTTCCATTTTTTCAATTGTATTTTTCCATGACAAAAAACTCTCGGTGTCAGAAAAGTCTTTTTCTGTCAATTTCGGATAAAAACCAACTGTATAAAAATGTCGATCTACTCTTTCTTCTTCTTCCCAGGCTATATCATGTTTACCAATAGAATGAAGCCATGAAATATCTGAAATAAACGAGTCATAACTCCAAATTATGTCAGAAATGAACATTAACTCATGTGCTTTTTTAATACATTCAACAGCAAGGTCAATATTTCCTGCGTCTCGGTGCCTCGCAAAACATTGTCCACGCAGATAGTATTCGACACGCCCTGTGGATGAAGCCCCATTTACTTCTTGACAGGGGACGGGAATACTGCGTATTCCTTGTATCGAATCAAAATCATAGCACCTATTTAACTGCCGGATTTCTTCTTCTCTAATTTGAAGATAAGCAGCATTTTTTTCTTCTAACGTTTTTGTTTGATCATCGAAAATGTTATAGCTGTCTTTAATGCTTTTACTCTTATGGCGAGTAATCTTCAAAAAATCCAAGAAGCCCATGATATCCTCCTGCAAAATAAAACATACAAAATTGAAGTTTTATATTGACAACGACAATAATGGTGGCTATAATGTATTCATAAATATTTCAAATGGCAACAACAAACCAAGCCCATCAATATAAATTGGATGATGGACAAATATAGCCGATATTTTGTTGGTTGGCACTTTCATAATAAAGGCTTTTGGGCGAGTTGTCAATAACAGGTTTATAAAAGGGGGTGAAAAAGTGCGAACGTTAAAGGAACTCCGAGAAGCAACTGGAATGACTCAGCATGATGTGGCGAGAAAACTTGATGTTACCGATGTTGCAGTGAGTCGGTGGGAGTGTGGGCGGTCTAATCCATTATTCAAATATAGGGAGCGTCTTGCAGCTCTCTATGGTGTGCCTAAGAGCGTTGTTGACGAGTTACTTTCTGAAAATACTAGCACCAAGAGAGAAAAGGAAGCCCTCCAATGATAGAGGGCGGCAGAAGCAAAGCCTAAAATAACTGTACACGCAAATTGAGTGGGGGGGAGAACGATGGGCGATCTAATTGAAACGACCATTATGGGCAAACAATTTTTAGTCCCGCCGGATGCAAATGACTTGGACGTATTGAACCTCAAATTAAGTGTAGCTATGGAGACGGAAATTTCCGCGTTGGAACATGTAATGACATCTAAAAGAAGGCAGGAGACATACAACTTCATTTTAGAATGTTACGACAGATTGCATACAGTTTTTCAAGAAGGCCGTTGTCCAAAGCAATTTCCAACTTGTATGCAAGAACCACGCTAACAACCCATACCAATGCAGAAATGATTGCATTTATTGGATTTGGGAGGTAAATATTAAACGATTTTAAGGTTCGCCCAGGTAAACCGAACCAATAAAAAGGATTAAAGCTGTTTACAGCTCGAAACCTAAATATCCCCATGGCTTGTTGGAATGTTCGGTCTAAATACACTTCATACTGCGGAATGGATAGGCAATAGGATATTTTTTGCCCAGCATAAGCACCAGACGCAAAAATTTTATTTGTTCCGGCAATATCAAAAAGTCGTTCGACTGGCGCAGTAAACTGAGGGAGCCGCAGGTCCTTTGACAAAAACAATTTGTAGTAATGCCTTGTAAGAAGATACCGCACAGCATTGAGAGAGCAGTAAATAACTATGATGCACAAAACAGCAATTAAAATCATCATAACGCCTCCTCACCGCAAGTATACCATGGACGTGTGAGGCGAACAAGAACGGCGTGACTGCGGACAAACTTCTCACGGAACATGATACCACATAGTAAGTCCAATAAACCGGCCAACTAGTTTGTGACAAATTGGCCGGAATGAAGGTGGTGAGAGATTGTTTCAAACAAAAAGGTTTCTAAAAAAAGAATTGCGGAGTTGGAAACAGATTTGGATTTAGAACGCCGCAAGTCCAGAGAGAGTGCACTAATAAGCAAAGCGGGGCTTCCAAAATGTAAGGGGTTGTATTGTTTCCAATGTGTTTATGCGGTATTAAAGCCAGCTGGTTACTACGGAGATATTTACACTCTTCTTGGCTGTGGTAAAGACGCTGAATGCAAGGACTTTACACCGGCGTATAGCCAAACCAAGATAGAATCGTGCCCCAGTTATCAGCAAGCGATGCAATCAGGCTTAATGCCGCGATGAATGTCGTAATCGCATAAGGAACCCAAAAGTTTCTGGATTCACGTCTTCTTTGCTCTACATAAGCTTCTCCGGCCAGAGAAATAGAATAACCAAGTTGTTTATTTTCTTTTATCCCATTTATTTCAATAAGTTCGTCGCTTACCCAATACTCTATAAAGCGGTTCTTGTAAAGCTCTGAAATATATTTGCTTGGGCTTTTTGATTCGTTTAGAGATGTGATTTCTTGGATGTCCTTGAACGTACAGCGTTTTTTCTTGTAAAGCAACTTTAGAACTTTGTAAGTCTTTTTATCTACCACAATGTTTACCTCCCTTCACCACATTCTACCATGGCAAGTAAGTGAGCACAACAGCGCACCTATTTTTAGGAAAATAAAAAAGCGAGGTTGATAAACTATGACAATCGGAGCATGGGTATTTGTTATTATCACAGGAGTTTTCGGCCTATCTATTGCAGGATTTTTGCTATGTGGAGCAATAGCGGCTGATAAAAAATACGAAAAGGGCTTGAAAATTGGACTCTCAATCGCGACAGCGGCAACAGTTTTAATTACTGCGCTGATCTGTGGCGCCTATATCTGGTATCGGCTTAATTCTGAGAGCGGACGTAGGGCTTTGAAAGACCAGCAGAGCAATTTGTCTGGTGGGATTGAGAGGACAGTATCTGTCTACGACATAAACGGTCAGCTTATCAAGGAGTATTCGGGAAAGTTTGACGTTGAAACAGACCGGGAGAGTTACATTTTATTCGATGATGAAGACGGGAATCGTCACATGATTTATTACACCACAGGGACAATCATTGTGGACGAAAAATAAAAAGCGGGCTGCCTCTGGCGGAAACAGAGGACAGCCCATGACACCACGTGAAAGGACCACGAGGTATCGGAGACAGTATATCACATCCTCCGGCCTCTGGCAAGAATAGGAGGATATTTTTAACATGAAAAAGGAACCGACGACAATTCAGGAATTAAGAGGTATGGCCCGGTACGTGAACCGCGAGTTTGATAATCTCTGCCGCGATTGGAAGGGCCAGACATGGGAGGAGGCACATATGAATTATTCGTTTGAAGATTATCGCAGGGCGCTAGAGGGAGCTGGCCCCAAGTTGAAGGAACTGATTCTTGATCGGGCGGCACATGACCCTGGCATTCATTTGATGGAACTGAAGGAGCTGGTGTCCAGTGCGTACCCAGAAGATGTGTAAAAAATCCCCCGCCGTGTTCGCAGCACGACGAGGGTAAGGGTTGAGGTGAGGCCCTTTTGAATAAAGTATATCGCCTCCAGAAGGAAAAAGCAAGGGGGGAGATTTATGCCAAAAGTTAAATTAGCCAGAAATCTACGTAAAGAGACCAGGCTTGATATCCTGAATCAAATTATCAAGCACAGGATGATTGACGAGAGACTTGAGACGCAAGACCAATTGGCAAGCTATTTAGGAATTGACCGATCTTCTATCAACAAAAGGATTTCAGGGGAAACAAAATGGAAATATGACGAGCTATGCAATCTATTTTCTCTTCTTCACTTTAGCCCAGAAGAGATTGCAAAAGCGATGGGAGCAAATTTATGAGCAATTTAACATTTTTCTTTGTGCTGCTAGGAGTATGCACATTTACCAGGGGCCTTTTCTGGGTGGTGGACAAGCTGGAGGGGCGGGTATGAAGCGACGGCAGATTCTTACATATCTTTGCTTCGTTGGGCTTCTGGCAATCTGGTTAATTGGATTCCTGGCGCTGAATGTGGATGCGGAGCCTCCGCGCCCGGAGCACACAAAAGCCACCATGCCGGAGATCACATTGGACGAGCTGGAGGCTGCTGAAAATGAGCTGATTGAGTCTGCGCTGCTGGCCCGCTCAACCAGGCTGAAGGACGTGACCATCACCTTCTACTGCTGCGAGGAACGGCCCCACATCTGCGGGACAGGCTCCGGCATCACCGCCAGCGGACGGCGCGTGACTCCGTATGTGAGCTGTGCTGTAGACCCTGCCGTGATTTCGCTGGGCAGCACCATCATGATCGAGCACAATGGCGAAATGCTGTATCTGCGGGCGGACGATACCGGCCCTGCTATCCGGGGAAACAGGCTGGACATTGCGGTACAAGGTCACCAGGAGGCGTTATCTTTAGGCGTGAAAACGGCTGATATTTGGTGGTGCGAGGAAGGGGTGTCCTGAAATGAGCATGGAAAAGCTGATTCAGGACTCCGTTGACTGTAGGAAAGACCACAAGACATACGGGAAATGGAAGCTAGATCATCCCGGAGACCCATCGCCCAGAAAGGGACATTCCCCGATTGGAGCCCGGTACTGTGAGGTGTGCGGCGCAGTTCTTCGCCCCCGTCAGCACCACTTTTGCAGTGCGGATTGCCGGGACGTCGCAACTAAACGAAATAAGCGAAAGAAACCAACTTGAGGGGGGAGATAAAACATGTACCGCTGCATGATCTGCGGGCTTGAATTTGATCATCCGCTTCTGGTCATACGTAATGAAATTGTGGATAGCGATGGAAACCGGGAGCGGCAAATCAAGGCTGTGTGCCCCTCCTGTTGGATGGGAGAACAATATTTTGAAAACACGGAGGAAACATGAGCAAAATTGTTTTAAACGTATACCGTCCAGAAAAGGGCGTGTGCGGAGTCGTTCGGCTGAACGAGCAGGCTGAAAAACTGGTAAAGCAGCTCCAGAGGGAGACCGGACTATCAGCTAAACACATTGTTTCGCAAATCATCATCCAGGGATATGACTTAGTGGAAATTAAGGAGGAAAAATAAATGATCGTCAAGCCCGAGAGTATGGATTTTTCCAACAAGAATATCATCGTGATTATCAGTGGACTTCCCGGCGTGGGGAAAACCACTTTGGCACTGTCTGCACCAGACGTAGTTCTGATCGATGCAGACGAGGGATTGAGCCGTGTGAAACCAGAGCACCGAAAGGACAGCTCCATGATTAAGACCTATGAGGAGCTTCTTGCAGACATCAAAAGTTTTGAGGGGCACTACAAGACAGTAGTGATTGACACCTGCGGGGCCTTGATTGATCTGATGAAAGACTGGGCCATGAGAAATGAACCTTCTGCCAGTAAGAAATCCGGAGGTTTTTCCCAACAGGGTTACGGCTTTGTCAAGACTGAGTTCCTTCGTCTGTCTGCTGAACTGCGAAAGAAGTTCAATATAGTATTCCTGTTCCACGCTTCCAAGGACCGGCAGGGAGATGACGTTTTTTATGACATTGTGTGTGAGGGTTCCACAAAAACGCTGGTAGGGCAGCCTGCCGATCTGGGCGCTTATCTGCACATCGTTAATGGAGAGCGCTATCTTGGTTTTACTCCTACCATGAATTATAACGCGAAAGCGGCCTACGGCATCAAAGGTCTTGTTAAGGTTCCAGAGCTAAAGGACGGCGAGCCAAATGATTTTCTCACTCGTTTGTTTGATCAGGTCAAGGCCAACATTGTTGCCGAACATGCTGCGCTTCAGCCCCGGCAAGAACAGTACAACAAGACTGTGCTGGATGGTAGGAAAATTATTGAATCCATTGAAACCCCAGAAGATGTCCAAGAGGCTACAAAGGCCATCAAGGGCTTGCCACACGCCCTGACCAGCGAACGGGAACTGAAAACGGCTCTGATGGAGCGGATTAAGGAACTTGGCATCGTCTACAACAAGGAGACGAAAGTTTATGAGCGGGCCGAATAAATTTCTGCTGACGCAGAGCCTTTTGTCTTCGTGGCAGTATGCCCTAAAAGGTGGAGAAATGGATGAATTTCTCTCTACTCTCCGTCGTGAGAAAAAGCCTCAGTCAAGAGCCATGCTGGACGGCATCCGGTTTGAAAACGTGGTCCACGCTGTCAGCGAAGGGGTGGACATCGGGCCAGAGCAGGAGTGGTACAAACCGATTGTAGAAATCTGCGAGATCATCACCCAGGGGCAGTATCAAGTCAAGGCATCCCGGCCTCTGATAATGGACAACGTGGAGTTTGTCTGCTTTGGAATTCTGGATTTCCTAAAAGCAGGAGTCATCTACGACACAAAATTCAGCCGGACTTATCGCGTGGGGAAATACCTTGATAGTCCGCAGCATCCTATGTACTTCTACCTCTGCCCGGAGGTCCGGCGATTTGAGTACATCATCAGCGACGGAAGCTATGTATACCGTGAAGTATATCTGCCAGAGGACACAGAACCCATCGAGACAACCGTGCGGCGGTTTATGACCTGGATGGACAAGACAAATCTGGTAGACCTTTACTGCCAAAACTGGAGAAGCAAATATTAAAAGATTTGGAGGATTTGAAATATGGGTAATTGGGATAGCTATCAGCGGGAAGAGCGCCCCCGCCTGACACCTGGAGATTATCGGGTAGAGATTGTCAGTGTTGAGGAAAAAGAGAGCAAAAAGGGAAATCCCATGCTGGTAATCGGGGTGCGGCCAAACGGAAGCGACATTATCATTTATCACTATATTGTAAAAAATGAATACTTCAATCGTAACATGACAGATTTCTTTGACTCCTTTAACATTGATGACGGAGACTTTGCACTCCCCACCTGGATCGGCGCTGTGGGCGCTGCCCGCCTAAAAGAGGATGACCAGGGATATCTGAAAGTACATTATTTCATCAACAAGGACCGCGCAGAGAAGCTCACGCCCTGGGAAGGAAAGCTCCCGGAACGGCAAGAGCTTACAAAGATCAGTGAGCTTGAGGATGACGGAGACCTCCCGTGGAACTGAGGTGGGAGAATGCTGACCCACTATACAGACGCGGAGATCAAGCAGAAATTGAAGGAGTTGGTAGTCATAGCTGACAGTCGGGAACAGGTCAATGACCATCTGATTACCTGGCTGGACAAAAACCACATCCAACACAAAAGCCGGGCCTTGGAGACGGGAGACTACTCCGCCATGTTGGGCGATACCACGTTTGAAGACGAGGTGGCTTTTGAACGCAAGGCAAATCTGGACGAGATTGCCGGGAATTTTACTACAGGCAGAGAGCGGTTCGAGCGTGAAATGATCCGTGCCAAAGCAAGGGGAATGAAGCTGTTTCTGGTGGTGGAGAACGCTACCTGGACGGACATTTTTCTCCACAACTACCGCTCTCGCCTAGAGCCAAAAAGCCTTTTTGCCTCTCTTATGTCCTGGCAAGCAGAATACAACCTGACCGTGATTTTCTGCAAGCCATCTGAAACGGCACAAATCATGTACAGCACTCTTTATTACTGGGTGAGAGACAGGTTAAAGAGGGGGTAATGGCATGGATATGGCGCAAGAAATCCGGCAGAGGCTCACCGTCAGAGAGGTTGTAGAATTTTATGGTTTTCAGGTGAATCGTTCTGGATTCATGAAGTGCCCGTGGCACTCAGGGGACCATACGGCCAGCCTGAAGCTGTACGATGGGCAAGGAGGGTTTCATTGTTTTGCTTGTGGGGCTCACGGAAGTGTCATTGATTTTGTGATGCGTCTGTTCGACTTAAATTTCCGCCAAGCGATACTCCGTATCAATGCGGACTTTCGCCTGGGCCTGACAGAAAGTAAGCCGGACCGAGCCGCCCAGTCTGTCAAACTGGAAGCCCGCCGGGAAGAACAGCGGAAAAACGCCCAGGCAGAGGCAAACTTCCAGTTTATGACCCTAGAATTTCAATACTGGAAGGAAATACGAAACACCTTCCAGCCAATCCGGCAAGGAGACGTTGTGTTTTACCATCCATTATATGTCGAGGCCGTCAAGCGCCTCCCGTATATTGAATACTGGCTTGACGACTTCGTGGAGAAGGGAGGCAAAGAACATTGGGGGACGTGCCCGTTTACACAAGAGAAGACTACCTCACAACAACGAAACCTTTTGAATACCTGTATGCCCACAAAGATAATAAGTTCGAGCTAAAACAGCTTTTGGGCGTCATGTCCGCACAGGCTCAAACTGTAGGAATCAGGAACTTGGCCGCCCTATTCAAAGCATACATGGAAACAGTCAGTGGGACCTCAGCCCCAGGTTTCAACCGAACAGATTTTACCGGACAGGAGCTGGAGCTGGACTGCGGGAGCTGGTCGGCATCTGACACCGGAATTTACGGAACAGACAAGCTCGGCTTTGAAGTAGTGGCATGCTACCATCCCATCATGCCGGTGCAGCGGCTGGTAAATGTAGACACCAAAGTACACAAGGTCATGTTGGCCTATCGTTTAGGAAGACGTTGGGAAACCGTGATCGAGGACAAAAACATGATTTCTGACAGCCGGTCAATTATCGGCCTTTCCAAGTACGGGATCATGGTCAACAGCGAAACTAGCAAAGCCTTAGTCCGATACTTAGCAGACGTAGAACAGCTCAACTACGATACTATACCAGAGGTGTCTAGTGTGGGCCGTCTTGGGTGGATTGACGGATATGGATTTTCTCCTTACGAGGAGGACCTTGTCTTTGACGGAGAGGAAACTTTCAGGACGCGGTTTGAAAGCATTCAGGAAAAAGGAAGCCGTCAGGCGTGGTTAGACTGCGTGAGGTCTGTCAGAGCAGGAAAAACACCTGGAAATGTTGTTGCACGAATTGTCCTGGCAGCGTCATTCGCATCTGTTCTGGTTAAGCCCTGCAGCTGCCTCCCCTTTTTCGTTCACCTGTGGGGCGGATCAGAGACGGGAAAAAGCCTAAGCCTTGTTTTGGCTACCAGCGTATGGGCAAATCCGGAGATTGGTGTTTACATCCAAACCTTCAACGCCACGGAAGTGGGAAAAGAGCTGGGCGCAGCGTTCTGCAATTCTCTTCCTCTCGTCATCGACGAGCTACAGCTTGTCAAGGACAATCGCAAGGACTTCGACAAGATGATCTATCAGCTCTCTGAGGGCGTTGGCAGGACAAGGGGACAGAAGCAGGGAGGATTGCAGAAAACGCCCACCTGGCGGAACTGCATTATCACAACCGGCGAATTCCCCATCATTTCATCCAACAGCGGTGAGGGCGCAGTCAACCGAACAATTGAAGTGGACTGTCACGACACCAAACTCTTTGACGATCCTAAGAAAACCGCGGCCAGTTTGTATGCAAATTACGGATTTGCTGGCCCGGAATTCGTAAAACACTTGATGGAAGATGGCGTTCAGGAGCGCGTCCAGAAGCTACAGGATGCCATGCAGGACACACTAAAGACCGGTGACACAATGGATAAGCAAACAGCTTCTGCGGCGCTAATATTAGCTGCAGACAGGCTTGCAGAGGAGTGGATTTTTCAAGATGGAATTTTTCTTCAGCCGGAAGACATCTCAAAATACCTTGTCTCCAAAGAGGCCGTCAACCAGAACGCTCGGGCGCTGCAATACCTCTATGATTTTATCAACATCAATCAGTCCAGATTCACACCGGAAGCAGATACCCACCAGGGAGAAATATGGGGAGAGCTAGACGGAGAATACGCCTGTATCATCCGGTCAAAGTTCGATCAAATTTTGTCCGACGAGGGTTATAACGCATCCGCTTTCCTTGGCTGGGCGAAAAATCGCGGTTACATTCATTGTTCAAAAAAAGGAGAGCCAACAAAGCCAAAACGAATAAATGGACGCGTTTCCCGCTGTGTTTGGCTCAAAATTTCGGATTTCGATGATGAATTGGACGATATTGACGGCTCTTTACTACCTTAGCGGGTGTAACGATGTAACGAATGTAACGAACTTTTTTAATGTTTCTCTAAAATAAAAAAATTGTGTACGCAATATTTGTTTTTTTGGAAGTGGTATAAATCTTCGTTACATCGTTACAAAACCGTGAAGCCGTTGCGGCACAATCATTTCAGCGTAACGATAGGTTCGTTACAGTTCGTTACTATCTGTTACAAAAGGAGGAAACAATGTTCTTTAATTATGAAGAGCAGGCCAAGAACCACGAACCTGTTCCAGATGGACTTTCCTTGTTTGATGAAGGTGGTTATCGGAGTTTGTCCGAGATTTACGAAATGTACCAAAAGGGGACCATCACTAGAGAACAAGCGATTGACAGAAAGAGGAAACTAAAAGCTCGTGCATTGAATGAAATTCAAACTGACAACTTCCGGGATAACACCGCCTATGAGCGGGAGAAAATCCTGCGGCTTTCAGAGCAAGCCAGAATCAAGGCGCGGAAAGAACCAACAACAGAAAACTGCCTTGCGCTGGTGAATACCATTGATGGAATTTTAAAAAACGAGCTGCAACAAAATGTGATCCTATCAGAACATGGAGCGAACTGTCCGTGCTGCAGGAGATTTTTTAACCGGGAACACGCAGATAGAAGGCCACGATTCTGTGAGGACTGTGGTGCGATGCTGGTATGGTGAATAGTTGCTTGCTGGAAGGGAAGAGAACATGACGGATGATATGAAACGCGCCCTGCTGGGCGACCACGAGGCAGCGAAGCGGCTGACGGAGGCGGGGGTGCTGCTGCCGTGCGCTCACTGTGGCGGAGAGGCAAAGTTTAAAAAGGGCTTTCCAAGCAGGCAGATTGCACATTGCAGGCAGGCCGTCATTCAGTGCAAGAAATGCGGAGTTAGGACGGTCACACATCGGCAACTTCCGATGGAAAGATGGCAGGATGTGGACAGGGCCGCTATTGAGGAATGGAACACCCGCGCGTCGATCCTGAGCGCGGAGGAGATGGAGATACTGGAGGGGATGGAATGATACTCGAAACAGGAAAAGAGTTTTTTGCAACGGATAAGATAGAGCATAAATACAGATATAAATTTATCGGAATTGATATTTCCAACGATTCGTCATGCCGGTATATCTTGCTTAATAACCTCGATACAGACACAGAAACAAGGGTCGAAATTGAGTGGTTTAGAAATCGTGTAATTACAACGGACTAAAAAATTTATATCCGGCCTTCTGCCGGGCGGTTTTTATCTGTTTTGTCCGTCTACGCATCACTCTCCTTTTATTGGGCCAACGCCATAATGGAGGTGCTGGTACCACCGTTGAAGTTCTGGCGTTGCGTCCGGCAGAGGGCCGGAGGAAAGGAAGAAATGAAAGTTATACACAGTTATTCGAAGAAGAATCTGCGAAAGTTGAGCAGGAACGAGGACGCCGATTGCACTAAATGCGCTTTTGCCGAAAAAAACATCGGACATTGAAGGGGGAAGTGTGTGGCTGTGTCATGCCGCATTGTATGACATAAAAACACTTTCATGCTTTGTTCCGAAACCTGATAATCAAAATAGTATGCTCCCATGGTACATGAATTTATTTAATCCGAACATTTTCAAGCAGGAGGAAGAAAATGACGATTGATGAAGCGATTCAAAATCGTGAGGACTGCCTGAAATATCTGGAGGGGATAGGCAAAAAGACAAGCCCTGGCTGTGTGGAGGCCATGAGGTGGTCTGTAAAGGCACTGAAAGCCTTCCGCCCCGTCAGCCGGGAGCAGGTGGAGAAGGTGTTTCCTGGGTGCCCGGCATGTAAAAACGGGCCGCCGAAACTTCACATCCCAGCGTTTAGAGCTATGGCGGTATGTAATCAACACATGGATCACGAGGCTTTTGACATAGAGCTGAACAGTAAATTTTGCCTGAATTGCGGGCGGCCGTTGACGGACAAGGCCGTGGACATGTTGATGGAGAGGATGGAGGCGCTGCATGGAGATAGGTGACCGCGTCGTCTGCATGGTGAGCGGTGTCCGGGGCGTGATAACAAAAATCTACACCCCGACCGCTTCAGCAATGCAGATTATGGTGTGTACAGATGATGGGCGCTTGTATCATGCGCCGTATAGCACATGGAGATATGAGTGATTGGAGGCGCTAACCGATGTTAAGACCGATTGACGCATATACGCTAAATAACGCGCTCGTCTCATGGTACAACGACACCGAGGGCGAGACAGAAAAATCGATCCTGCGGCGCGTTATGCAGATGGTGGTCCATGCGCCCACCCTCACCCCGCCGAACGAGCCGCTGACGCTGAATGAACTGCGGGAGATGGACGGGGAGCCGGTTTGGGTAGACGACGAAAAAACCTGGGCGATTTTGCAAGTTTGGGATGATCAAAATATTGACGCAGTTTTTCCAATACAAAGAGGATGTTTCCGAGCAGAAAGTGTGCTTGGAATGAAGATTTACCGCCGCCCGCCGGAGGGAGAGGAGTACACCTGATGGACTACGAAAAGCTGATTGAGCAATTAAAACAAAAAGACGGGCTGTGGTGTTCTGTGCCTACAGGAGAAAAACTTGTCACTGACGCTGCCGACGCCCTCACCGCCCTGCTGGCAGAAAGCGAGAAGCTGCGGGACGAGCTGGAGCAGAAATCAAAACTGATTGCTCAGCAGGCCGCAGAATTGGAACGGCGGGACAAACTGCTGAAAGAACAAGAGACCGAGTTGGATCAGATGAAGCGGGAGAATGAGACCCTAAAACATGCATTACAAAATTGGCACGAGGAGGTCTGACATGGAACGCGCAACACAGAAAGATGAACGCGGCTATTATCTTGTTGGGGATGGCATTTACAGTGATGAGGGAACTCCAGAGAAATTCCGGGGTGACGATATTGACCGCCTCGCTGCCTACGAGGAAACCGGCCTGGAGCCGGAGGAAATCGAAAAACTCAAGGGTGAGGTTTTCGGCCTAAGATTGGACAAGCAAAATCTGGAGCAGGTGAAGCAAAAATACGGCGAAGCAAGAGAGGCCATTTGCACTCACTGCATGGACGTCCCATGTCAAGGCGAGAGTTGTTACTGGTGGCAAGGCCCGGAGGAGGGGTGACCATGAAGCGGCTGACTTCAAAAGGGTTTAGACTTGGAAAAGATAATTCGGATTTGTTACCGTCGTATGAAAGTATCTATCATAGACTCTTCGCCATCGAGGACATCCTGGGCGACGAGTATGACCTTGACCGCCTCCGCGAACTGGCCCAAGCGCACAAGGAAAATCGGGTATTGCCTGAGGGAAGTGGCTGGTTTGTTACATGCAATGGAAAGAAGCTAACTATTGTTATGGATATTGAGGCCGCACTACGGAGGAAGCAGGATGGCTGAGTACATCAAACGAGAAGAAGTATACCAATATCTTGATAACGAAGTAGAATGGAATGTGAATCAAGACAGGCTTTACACACTTGAAGTTATAAGTGATTTCCCTGCCGCCGACGTTGCGGAGGTGCGGCACGGGAGATGGATAGCTGTTTGCGGGGAAAGCAGCGGCTTGAACTGGAAGTGCTCGCTGTGTGCAAAACGAGTATTGCAAAAATCTCCATACTGCCCCAACTGCGGCGCTTTGATGAAGGAGGAGGAGCATGAGGCTGATTGATGTTGATGCATTGCCAAACTATAAGTTAATAGGGACAATGGCATTGGGGAGCGAAAGAAGCCCTGCTGAACTAAGAATAGTTTTATGGGAAGATATTAAATCTATGCCCACCATCGACGCCGTGCCTGTGGTCAGGTGCCGGGAGTGCGTGTACAAGAATACAACCGCTTGCCCAGCTTATGATGCCCCATTCATGCGCACCAGTTTGCGGATTAAGTTTTGTAGTGAGGGCCAGCGAAGGGAGGCCGACCATGAGACCGTGCAATAAAGACTGTATTGCCAATGTATGCGGAGAATGTGCCGCTGAAAAGTGCGAAGGCCAGATTCAAAGGTTAGAAGGGTATCATAGCGCAGAAAAAGCAGCATGGGCGTATAAAATTGCCGTAGATTCATTCCATGACTATTTTGGAAAGAGGGAGGCCACCCATGAGTAATGAACTATGGCTTGGCTATGTGGCCGGTGCGCTGACCTTCGGCTGGCTGCTTCCATGGATTGGGAGGAAGATCAAATGAAGTTTCGGAGTAAGACGGGGGAAGTTTTTAGCGTTAAAGAGCTTCCTATGGAATGGCTTAGATTTTTTATGTTCCGTGATACAGAATGGGTAAAAGTGCATCCCCACGAAGCCGCCAGCCTGATGGGCTATGAGGTGGTGGAGGATGAACCGTCCGGGAATCGCGGGCAGTTAGAATATGGAAACGCCGTGGAGGGTATGTGCTGCGACTGTGCTCATGGCGGCCCCTGCTGCTCTTGGGACGAAAACGAGGATTGCCACCACAGGAAAGAGGACGGAAGCTGCTGGGTGCCACATACAAAGGAGGAGGCCAACATGGAAAAGCCGCTGAAGGACTGGACGCTGGGAGAACTGAAAGAGTGGTGCTATCAATACAGAAAGGCTCACACAGACAAGCCGTGCGAACAGACCTGCCCTATCTATCAGAGATGGATTTGCTGTCGTGAATGGGTACATGAGTGGGATTTGGAGGAAAAGCCCCGCTGGACGGAGCAGGAGGTGGAGAGGGCGAAGGCGATCAAACTTATTTATCCAAATGCTGAAAAACTGGAATTAATACCATGTGCTATTCGTGTTTACACGGATATTGGGGCAATAGCCTATCTGCATACTGACCTATTTCCAAGCATGAAAAATGGACAAATTTCCACCCTTGACGAGATCATCGGAGGTGCGGAATGAACGAAGTTATGATTACCAACAAATGGGTCCATGAAGATGACCAGCAGGCCAAAGCCGACGCGGGGAAGCCTCGCCCCACGCTGGTCCCTGTCTCCCTGATCGAGGCTGTGACGGCGGTCCGAATGTACGGGAACGAAAAGTACCACGACCCGGAGAATTGGCGGCAGGTGGAGCCGCAGCGATATCAGGATGCTTTGTACCGGCACTGGCTGTCCTATCTCAAGGGGGAGCAATGCGATCCGGAAAGCGGCCTGCCTCACCTGTGGCATCTGGCTTGTAATGCGGCATTTTTGATTGAGATGGAGGGCTCCATCCACGACGGGGAGGGCGACAATGATTAAACTGAAAAATTGCCCGCATTGCGGCGGAGAAGTAATGCTCTGTAGACTGAATACTATGGTTTCTGTTGCGGAGTTTTCTATTGTCTGCACAGACTGCGGCCTAGAAACACGAATTTACGTAAATCCCATGGCGAACTGCTGCTTCGATATGGGAGAGGCAGTCAGAAACATCACCGAAAAATGGAACAGGCGAGACGGGGAGGGCGGGCAATGACAAAAGAAGAATCACTGGCATGGGTGAAATCGTTAAAGCCGGGAGATATCGTGATATACAGCGGGTTTGGGGTTGCGGGAAGGATTCAAACTGCCAAAGTAGAAAAAGTCACTCCATCTGGTATTGTCAGGACCAATCGGGGCAGTTTTAAAGAATCTCCATGGAGCTGGTCTGGAAGAGTAGGCGGCTATGGGAAAACACCTGGAGAGATTAGCCCGCCAACGGCAGAATTGCTTATCGAGGCAGAGCTTCAAGAAGCGGAAGATGCTGCTGAGAAGAAGCGGAGAGACACCATCTACAAGGCGCGGAACCTGATTTCCGAACTATATTATGATAGATTCCGTATCGACTATGACACGGCAGTTGAGATAATCAAGGTGTTAGAGAGGTGGCGGACAGCATGAGCGAGTGGATTAGAGTCAAGGATAGGCTGCCGCAAGTAACTGGGAAGTATTTATGCGCAGTAAAAGATAAAAGAGGGGATTTATGGACAATTGCCAGCGATTGGAGCCTTGAGATGAAATCATGGTTTGGCGATTATGGGGAAATCAAAAACATAGTCACACACTGGATGCCCCTCCCCGACCCGCCGAAGGAGAATCAGCAGCATGAGTAAAAAAGTCAACCCCCGCAGACAGCCGGCGTCAAAGGCAGATGTAAAACGGGCTGAGCTTCGTGGGCGGGATGATGGCATCAAATTCGCAAGCGCTCTATTTTTGATGGCCCTGCGCGATAAGGAGGGCTTTGATCTGGAAGCTCTGCAAAAGGTCTGGAAAGAGGTTGGAGACTTGGCGGACAGCATTGCGGAAGGCTATTGCAGCATCGAGGATTTACATACCGTCTTAGAGTCTGAAGCGGGCGCTAGAATTGTGGGAGGGATAGCCACATGACCGAATGGTGTCTTGCCCATCCGTGGATGACCTTTTTCTTGCTGACTTTTGCTCTGCTCGTCATCGACGAAATAGTATGCGCAATTGCGAATGCCCTTGCAAGCAAGAACAGAGACAAGCATGAGGAGGGATAGCGATTGACCAGTCAAGGAATAGAAGCCTTCCTCTCCTATCTACGAGAAACCGAGAAACGTTACCACATGGCAGAATTGGACGAGCAGGAAGCAAATGACGAGACACAGGACATCCTACATAGCTTGGAGCTTCAAGATCATGACTATCACGACTTTGCTCGTCTATCAAAGGAGCTGAGAGGAGTCCGTCAGAAAAGACGGGCTGCAAAGGACACTATGAGTGAGACGGCTCCGGTTCTTGACTGGATAGACGCAAATCGCTCAACGATCAAAAGCCTTGAGCGGTTGCTAGGAGATGTGCGGAAATCTGAGAAGAACACCGAGAATCGAATTTATACGCCAAAGGTGAGGAGGGATAGCCCTTGAATGAGTTCCCGGATAGGCTGAGGAGGCTGAGGGAAAGTATGCGGCCAGTTCGGAGTATGACAGTTACATCACAGCTGATGGGGCTGCACCCTGATATGTTAAGACGATATGAGCGGGGAGAAGTAGAGCCCTCAATGGATGCGCTTTACAAGATCGCAGATTACTATGGAGTCAGCACTGACTATCTGCTGGGGCGGACAAACTTTCCGTTTGTACACAGGCTATAACTTTTCATCATCTCAAAAACATAAGGCGGTAATTCCCACAAAAGTGGGAGCAGAAAAGTCAATGTATGGGAAAATGGGAGTGTGGGGGCGTATCTCTGCACTCCCACTCCTTTTCCCCTCTGCCCGGAGGTTTACCTCCGCCTCCGGGCCTTCCAACAAGCGCTATCCCGCTGAAAACTGCGCCAGAGTTCCGCAATCGGGGCCGATATGCGGCGTGTGACAATTAAGCGGGAAGCGCACATATACGGGTGTAGCTCAATGGAGAGCGCCGGTCTCCAAAACCGGAGGTTGGGGGAACAGAGCCTTCCACCCGTGCCAGGGCGCAAGTCCTTACAGAATTTCTTGGCGAAAGGCAAGTGAGAAAAGCCGAAAAACTCACAGCTCCCCCGCAAAGGGGGATATGCCGCCCCGCAGTTGCACGAGACGGGGGTGGGGATAATGGGAGGAAACGCATGGCGGGGTAATCTCCCGCCGTCTCTCGAAAAATGGTTGAATACCGGGGATAGGCCGACGGGCCGAAAAGGGAGGTGCCACCTTACTCCTCTTCCCTGGGTCAACATAAATGGTGGAAACGAAAATTCAGAAAGGCGGTATATCCATGAACGACTTGATGATTTTTAACAACCCTGAGTTTGGGGAGATTCGTACTGTGGGATTGGACGGGGAGCCATTGCTGGTTGGTAAGGATGTGGCATTAGCACTGGGTTACACGAACCCACAAAAGGCAATCCGTGACCACGTTGATGATGAGGATAAGACGGTGAACGAAACGTTCAGCGTCAACGGGACACCGATTGTACTTATCAACGAGAGCGGCCTGTATTCCCTCGTCCTTTCCAGCAAGCTTCCCGGGGCCAAGAAGTTCAAGCGCTGGGTGACGAGTGAGGTATTACCCAGCATTCGCAAGCACGGGGCTTACATGACCTCGGACACGATCGATAAGATGATAAACTCTCCGGAGTTTGGCATCAAACTGCTTACTGCGCTGAGAGACGAACAGGATAAGAGAAAGGCGCTGGAGACAGAGCTGGATAGGAGCAAGGAATGGTATTCCATCAAACGAGTAGCACATCTGAATGGAGTATCATATAAGGTTTTTGACTGGCGGAAGCTCAAACTCGAAAGCCAACGACAGGGATATGGAGTTAAAAAGATTTTCGATGCCAATTATGGCGAAGTCAATACTTACCACGTGAACGTGTGGGAAAAAGTTTACCCCAATATGGAACTATAAGAATAGTTGACAGGAAGGTGGTGTTATGGCTGCACGGCTGACAGATCGCCAGAAAAAGAAAATAGTGGCTGATTATCTGGAAACCGAGAGTTATAACGCCACGGCAAAGATGAATGGTGTATCAAAGGACACGGTAAAACGCATTGTGCTGAATTGCGAAGGATTCTTCCAAAAAGCGCAACAAAAAAAGAAACAGAATACATTGGATATGCTTGCCTTTATGGATTCCCGTAAAGAGAAGATGCAAGAGGCAATAGACCTTCATCTTAATGCACTGACGGACCCTGAAAAGATAGATGATGCTGGTTTGTCTCAAATTGCGACTTCCTTCGGGATCATCGTTGATAAAGCCACAAAGAATACGGCAAGCGGAAACGACAGCTTAAACAAATTGGATGGGCTGTTAAAGGAGTTCAAAGATGCTGTTAAGTCCGAAACAACATGAATTTGTTCTGAACGCCAATAGGCGGTGGAATTTCAAAGGTGGCGCAACCAGAAGCGGAAAGACTTATCTTGATTTTCGGTGGATGATTCCAATTCGCATCCGAGATCGCGTCGGGAAAGATGGGCTGACAGTTATTCTTGGGGTTACAAAATCAACGATTGAACGAAATGTGTTGGAGCCGATGCGGAACCTATATGGAGACACGCTGGTTGGCTCAATTTCCAGTGACAACACAGCATGGTTGTTTGGAGAGAAATGCTATTGCCTGGGAGCTGAGAAGGTTTCCCAAGTATCAAAAATTCGTGGCGCATCCATTAAATACTGCTATGGGGATGAGGTGGCCGACTGGAGCGAAGAGGTATTTGAACTTCTGAAAAGCCGCCTAGATAAAGAGTATTCTTGCTTTGATGGTACCTTCAATCCGCAATATCCCGGACACTGGCTAAAACAGTTTCTTGATAGTGATGCGGATATATTCAGCCAGACATATACCATTGATGATAACCCGTTTTTGCCAAAAAAATTTGTTGACGATTTAAAAAGAGAGTACGCCGGAACGGTATTTTATGATCGGTACATATTAGGAGAATGGGCGCTGGCAGAGGGACTTGTCTACCCTATGTTCAGCATGGACAAGCATGTTATTCGCGGAAACCCTGATGGACCTGGATTATATTATATCGCTATCGACTACGGCACAATGAATCCAACGGCGATGGGGCTGTGGCGCGTTTATCGCGGGGAGGCTGTCATGCTGAAGGAGTATTATTACGATGGTCGGGCGAAGAAAAAACAAAAGACCGATGAAGAATATTATCAGGACCTGGAGAATTTTGCGGATGGGAAGAAGATCGAACGTGTGATCGTTGACCCTTCTGCGGCAAGTTTCAAGGAGTGTATACATCGGCATGGGAAATTTGCTGTGTGGGATGCGGACAATTCTGTTTTGGATGGAATCCGGCTGACGGCAACTTTACTGCAAACCGGACGGATCAAGTTTCACGAGAGCTGCGAGAATACGTTCCAGGAATTTCAATCCTACATGTGGGATGGAGATGCCGGGGAAGACAAAGTTATTAAAGAGTCAGATCACTCAATGGACCAGATGCGCTATTTTTGTAACACCATTATGTGGAGAGAGATTGCATGAGTGTTTTTGTCGGCTGGTTGGGCCGCTTGAAAAACTTCATATTTCCGCAGGCGGTGACTCAGCGGGAATTTGGCGTTAAGCCTGCCACGGGACAGACAATGGAGCGGAACATCAACCTGTGGTTTGCTATGTATGTCAACCGACCGCCCTGGGCGGTTCCTCCTGTGGTTCCGATGGGCCTGCCAGCAGCGATCTGTAGAGAGATTGCCCGCCCGACGCTGGCGGAACTCACAGTAAGTATTGCGGGCAGTGCCAGGGCGGACTATCACAACGAGCAGTTTCAAGCAGCGCAAGAAAGGTTCCTACAGCAGCTTGAGCTTGGGCTTGCAACAGGTGGTATTGCGCTGAAACCGTATGTTTATGGGAACCGTATTTTGGTGGACGGAACTAGCGCGGCAGCGTTTCAGCCCACAAAATTTGATGCTTCTGGTACCTGTGTTGGAGGCGTGTTCCGTGAAAAAGCACAAGCCAATGATAAATACTATGTCCGGCTGGAATACCACAACTTAGAGGGTACTACATATACCATCCAGAACAAAGCATACCGCAGCGACAGCAGCGGTTCCGTGGGACCTGCAGCCGCTTTGAATGAGGTTCCGGATTGGGCGGATATCCCGCCAGAAGTCAAGATAGAAAACCTGGAAGGACCGCTCTTTGCCTATTTTAAGCCCCCGCAGTCAAACAATGTGGACACCGACGATAAAACCGGTGTGTCCGTATATGGAGGGGCCGCTGTAGACCTCATCCAAAGAGCGGACGAGCAGTGGGATTTGATCCGGTGGGAGTACAAGAGCGGCCAGAGAAAGATATTTATGGACGCTACAGAAACAGTAGCAAGGGACTTCGACAAACGCTTGTTTGAGATTGCTCCGTTCTCCAAGGACGGCAAGTTTTTTGAACAGTTTGAACCCTCTTTTCGGGACGAACCGCTTTATCGAGGGCTACAAAATATTCTGAAACAAATTGAGTTCCAGGTTGGCCTCTCTTATGGCACGCTGTCAGACCCACAAAGTGTTGAAAAGACGGCGACAGAGATTCGCAACAGCAAACAGCGGATGTTTATCACTATCGATAGCATTCAAAAAGCGTTACAGCATACCTTTGACAGCCTGATCTATGCCATGGACGTGTATGCTACACTGTACAATCTGGCGCCTGCTGGAGGCTATGAAGTCACCTATTCTTGGGGAGACAGCGTTCTTGATGACGCTGACGCAAAGGAAAAGGAGCGGGCTAACGACCGGCAGGATGTTTCCATGGGCGTGATGAATGATTGGGAATACCGGGCAAAATGGTATGGAGAGGACGAGGCCACAGCCAAGAAAATGCTGCCGAAAATGGAGGACATGACGAACGAAGGAGAGAATGAGATTGAATGAGATACCCGTTTTCTCCAGAAGTTTTGGATGCGCTTCCGGAAGAATTAGCGGAGTTGTTCCGAAGCCTGGAAGAGACGCTCCTTGATGAAATATGCTCTCGTCTGAAACTGGCCGGAGAACTGAATGAGGTCACGGTGCAGGATATCCGGGCTCTGCGGTCACATGGAATTGGCCTAAAAGAGATAGAGAGGGCCATCCAGCGAACGGCCAATATCAGCGAGCAACGGCTCAATAGACTGCTGGAGGACGTGGTGGAACGTAACCAGCGGTATTACAAAGAGGTCATAGACCTTGCGGGGATGACGGCTCCTGAGACATTGGTAAGCGCTATGGATATTGCCGCGATTACGGCGCAGGCACAAAGAGAGGTCAGCAACCTGACCCGATCCATGGGCTTTCTGGTGGACAGTGGGCGGACGATGCTGGCACCAGCCCGTGCTTATCAATGGGCGCTGGATAACGCGGAGATGCAGGTTATGAGCGGAGCAGTCAGCTATAACCAAGCTATTAGAAATACTGTTAAGCAGCTTGCAGACAGCGGCATCAAGATCGTGGCTTATGAGGGCGGACACCGGGACCAAATCGACGTAGCAGCCCGCCGAGCAGTGATGACGGGCGTCTCCCAGCTCTGTGCCAAATACACGGAGCAGAGTGCGGAATACTTAGAAACGCCATATTTTGAAGTATCAGCCCACATCGGGGCACGAGATCAAGGTACTGGATGGCAGAACCATAAAGCGTGGCAGGGCCGGGTGTATTCTGTTAGAACCGGAGACAAATACCCAAGTATCTATGAAGTATGCGGACTTGGCTATGTGGATGGTTTAGAGGGAGCCAACTGCCGTCATATCAGGACCGCTTTTGTAGACGGCGTGATGGAGCGGACGTATACCGACAAAGAACTGGAACACATTGACGACGGGCATGATGTGGAGTTTGAGGGCAAACGTTATACAGCTTATGAAGCTACACAAAAGCAACGCCAGATCGAGCGGACCATCCGAAAGCTGAAGCGGGAACAGACTGCATATAAGGCGGCAGGGCTTGAAGAGGACGCCCAGACGGTGACAGCCCGCATCCGGCGTCTGAACAAGGAATACAGAGATTTTAGCGAAGCTGCGGGTTTGCCATTGCAGCGGGAAAGGATGCAGGTTACCTATACGGATATTGAATCCGAACAAACCGCCTCGGCACTCAAAGTGCAGCGTGATGCAGAAGCGCCAATCAGGCAGGCGATCCGCAACGGTGAATATCCATTAGAGATCAATCCGGAGAAACAGGCGCGGCATATGGCCGGCACTGCTACACCGGGCAGAAGCGTGATAACGGTTTCTGTGGAGGAGTTGCAAGCGATCATAAACGCGAAGGCAGGTAGCGGAAAAATCAATCTTACAGATGATTTTACAAAGTGGAAAAACACAGAAATTATTGATGCCGGAAAAGAAATTGGCTATACAGTTAACAGAAACGGTGATATAATAATTGCAAGAAGTATCAAAATCCATTACAGCAAAAGCGGTACGCATGGTGTTCCGTTTTCAGGGGGGTGGAAAAAATGATAATTAACGATCCCACGATTTACTTTGGGAAGAAAATTAAAGTTTTTTCCACAAGTGGACGTGTAACGACCGGGGAACTCTATGGGTATGACTACGATTTTGATGATGATGGAAATGAATTTCTGGAGTTCGATGTGGAGAATGAACACGGCTTGTTGATTGGATTTACGGAGGACGAGATTGAGCGCATCGAGATTATTGGATGAAAAAACAAACAAAGAAACTATTAAAGCGTGGGCCATAATTGGGGCCATTCTTGACCGCGGGAATGACGCGATTATTCGAAAAAAAGAAAGTGGATTTCTCATCATCGAGGAAAAGAAAAAAACAGTATATCGCTCCCCCGACCGATAGGGGCCGGGGAAGGACCGTTGGGGTCAACTACCGAGGATTTCTCGGTGGTTGACCCTTTTTCTTTTGACCGACCCGAAGTCGCTAAACTACGGGAGATTCAATTAAATTTGGCTATCCGCAAGCCTAAAAGTGCGGGGCGGTTGGTCACGGCAACGACCTAAAAAGCCTAGCCGCAAAGGAGAACGCATGAAAACAGAAGAACTGCTTGAAATTGGACTGACAGAGGAACAAGCGACAAAGGTTTTGGCGATCAACGGGAAAGACATTGAACGATACAAAAAGGCGGCAGATACAGCAAAGGCGGACCTTGAAGCGTCTCAGGAACAACTTTCACAGAGAGATGCGGATATTGAGAAGTTAAAAAAATCTGCCGGTGATGTGGATGGCATCAAGCAACAGTTGGCTGACCTGCAGACCAAGTACACCACGGAGACAGAGCAGTATCAGAAGCAGATTGCAGATCGTGACTATGCAGATGCTGTCAATCATGCGATTGCCGACAAGGGTGTAAAGTTCAGCTCTAAAGCCGCGGAAAAGGCGTTCGTTGCGGACCTTACCGCCAACCGCCTGACGCTCAAAAACGGGGCTCTGGAAGGGTTTGAAGATTACCTGAAGGCGCAGCAAGATAGCGACCCAGCTGCGTTCCAGGGGGACAAGCCTGCCCCGTCGTTTGCAAAGCCTGTTGGCCCTGGCGGGCCTCCTGCTCACGAGAGCAAAGGAGCCATGTACGCCAAGCAGTTCAATCAAATGTACGCAACCCAAAATACTACGAAGGAGTGAAACGAATGTCTCATTTTTACAGAGTGAATGGCACTTTTCGGCCGAACTTCCTGGAAAGCGAGGTTGGGCTTGTCCTGAAAACCTATCAGATTCCAGCTTCTATGGGCGTGGCGGATGAGTATGGAAACAAAATCGTTGCCGCCGGAACTGTGTTCCCGTCCAATGATGGGAGCGCCGCGGGTATCGTTTTTGACGATGTGGATGTCACCCACGGCGACCACGAAGGGAGCGTCATGCTGGCTGGCCGTGTTCTGAAAGAACGCCTGAATATCCAGAGCGCCGCCGAGACACCGCTGAAAGCGGCTGGGATTGTGTTTGTGGATGCGCCCGAAGTTACCAGGGGATATTGCCTGACCTATGAAAAGGACGATGGTACAGGCACGCCTCCGGTTGATACCCATGAATACCAGGAGGGCAGTTATGCCCCTGTATCAACCGATTATCCGCTGACTAAAGCGAGCAATACACAAACCGGATGGGCGCTCTCCAGCGGCGGGCCTGCGGTTACATCGGTCAAGATGACCAAGGATGCAAAACTCTATCCCGTCTGGACTTCCGCAGGCGTCTAACAAGGAGGATTGACAAATGGCTGATATTTTAACTTTGATTTCCGATGCTGAAAGACTGGATTTCTCTCAGAATCTGTCTGTTGCCCGCCCTGCATACCTAGGCGACCGGCTTTTCCCTGATCAGAAGACCGAAAACCTCAAGGCGGAATATATGCGGCTTGCCAATGGCGCTACCCTGCCTGTGATGGCTACCGTCCACGCCTTTGACACAGAGGCGGAGATCGGTTCCCGGCCTACCTTTGACAAGATGGAGGTCGAAAAGCTGCTGATCAAGCGCAAGATCAACCAGACTGAACGCATTCGGCTCCTGAGTGAATCCGGGGTGTATGCCGATGACGCCATTGTGCGCTATGTGTTTGATGATATGCGTCTGATGGCGGATGCAGTCAAGGTCCGAACCGAAGTTGCCAAGATGGACGTGCTTGCCACAGGTAAGATGAACATCAATGAGAATCGCCTTAAGATGACCGTTGATTATAAAGTTCCCAGTGAAAACCTGGCCTTCGATTTGGACATGTCCGCTGATGCTGATGTCATTGGTCAGATTCAAGCCATTGTGGACCAAGCCGCTGAGATGGGGTACACCATCAACGAGGCGATTACCTCTAACAAGGTAGTCCGTAAGTTAGCGACCAACAAGGGCATTCAGACCCTGATCTTTGGTTCTGTTGGACAGGGGACCTATGTTCCCAACGAGCGTCTACGCGGTTTGTTTTCGCAGCTCTTCGGATTTGGAACCATCACAACCTATGATCTGCGATATAAGACTCAGAAGGCGGACGGCACAGAGGCGACGCACCGCTTCTATCCGGAGGATAAGATCACTTTCACCGCAGTTCCGCAGGTGGGTGTGGGCTTGTGGGGCGTGTCTCCAGAAGAGGCGGAGTATGGACAATACAACGAAAAGTCCGCCGATCAGTACATCACCATCACCCAATGGGCGACGCCTGACCCTGTAGCGGTGTGGACGAAGGCCACCGGATTGTTTATCCCGGTCCTTCCTGACCCCAACGGCCTGTTTGTGGCCGCTGTAAAGCCAGACGCTGCCTCGGGGGGTTAAATGAGCTGTTGAGCGCGGCTTCACTCTCCACGCCCGACTTCTCCAGCATGACTCGGGCAGAAATGCTTGATTATGCTGTGGAGAACGGCGTGGGGGGTGTCAACAGCTCCATGAAAAAGGCCGATATTTTGGCGGTACTCCGGAGGACGGCGCTATGATTTATGCGAGTTACGAGTTCTATTCGTATGTGTACTTCGGTAAATCTATTGAGCCATCTGATTTTCCGAGACTTGCGCTTCGGGCAAGCTCCTACCTTGACTGGTGTACGGCTGGAAGAGCCGCCAAACATGCAGACCTGGAAGCGGTAAAGATGGCGTGTTGTGCAATCGCTGAAGCTTATCAAACGATTGACGCGGCAAGGAGTTCGGCAAGCAAAAGCTTATCTGCGTCTGTCGGAGATTCCGGGGAACTACAAAGCCAAACCGTTGGAAGCTGGTCCAAAACCTATCGTTCCGGGGGGTCAAGCGCCAAAGACGCGCTGAATGCGGCAGAAAGTGCACAAGGAGTTCTTATGGAGACGGCGAAAATGTATCTTGCTGGAACTGGGCTTTTGAAAGCAAAGGGGTACTACGCATGAGCATGTTTCCACATGTTGTTACACTCTATAACACGAAGAGTATAGAGCTGCCGGAAAACAAATTTGAGCCTACTTTGGTCAATCACATCACTGTTCTGCGTGGTGTACTCCTGGACGCCTCCAAGGGCGTTAATGTGAACAAGAGCGGCCTGGAAGGGGCGGACGCCGTTACCTTGTATATCCCGGTCAATGTTGATGCTGTGGATGGTTTAACAGGCAGAAAGAAGCGGTATGTCGGACCAAGAGAATTTTGGAATGCAGACGACAAGACCGGCCTGTGGACGCTCTCTGTAAGCCGCGACTGCTTTTTCGTCAAAGGGGAGGCCGTACACCTAGATTGGACGGTGCAGACCATCAAAGCGGCATATGATAACGTCTACGATGTGAGTAAGGTGGACTTCAAGGATTTTGGCGGAGATATGTCACACTTTCAAGTGGGAGGTGCTTGAAATGCTGAGACTCACGGTACACACCAAAGGGTTAGAGAGCATCAAAGAAAAACTGGCTGAGAGCTGCACTAAAGCGGAGCATACTGTGGCGCTGCAAATCAGAGAAGACACGAGGCCTTATGTTCCTGCGTTAACCGGGAGCCTAGATACCAGAACAAGAATAGAAGGATTCAGTAACGCAGGGCTCGGCCCTGGGACAGGAGGATCGACGATCGTCTACCCTGGCCCTTATGCCCGCTACCTCTATTACGGAAAAGTTATGGTGGATGCGGCTACAGGAAAGGGGCCGATGCGCATTGTGGGCGAAGATGGAACGGAAGTAATAAGATTCCGCAAGGGCGCAAAACTGAAACCAACTGATATGGACCTGAACATACAGCGTTCTGTAAATCCAAAGGCCCAATCCCACTGGTTCGAGGCTAGTAGGTCAGAAAACCTTGAGAAGTGGGTGCGAGTAGCAGACAAGGCGGTGAAGAATGATCTCTGATAAAAAAGAACGGCCTAAAGTGTTAGCTGCGGCGGAGGAGGTTCAAACAATTTCCCGTTCTATGCTGGTTTGGGCAAATACCTTTCCAGACAAGCCCGTTGCCATCATCAACTATGAATTTTTAGATGTGGACATGGCAAAGCCCGCTGAGGTAGGAATGACTCTCTCCACGATTCCGGGAACTTACATTACAAGCAAATACATTCTGGGCGGATATCAAGCGGAATATCAGTTTGAAATGCTCTATCGAATCAAACCGGGAGACAGCATAGATGCACGATTAGAAGCTGTCGAGCTGTTGAACAGATTCGGAGACTGGGCCAGAACGAATAAACCGGAGCTTGGAGATGGAATCCGCGCACTGAGAGTGGAGCCTACCACACAGGCCGCAAAGCTGGCCGCACTTGAAAACGGTTATGAAGATTATCAGATTTTAATGCGCCTGACTTATGAAGTCGGAGTTTGAAAGGAGCAATAGACTATGGCCGATTTAACTTTCAATACTACACCTGGTCAAACTGTAGGACGGGAAATGTTGATTGCTTACCTAAATACAGCGGAGGATATTGGCACTCCGAAGTGGTCTGCAATTGGCAAGCGAGTAGAAGATAGTTCGTCTGAGTATGACTGGCAAACAGAGACGAAGGTTGACATCTTCGGAAATACCTACACCAACGGAAAGAAGCCCACAATCACTCAGACTTTTGACCCGTGCGAATTAGATGCGGATGACGCAGCCCAAAAGAAAATTTGGAATCTTGGCATTAAAGACCAGAATGTAAATGCCCTGATGAATCAAGACATGCTTATCGTCCATCTATATGCAGGTACGGCTAATACAGCTGTGTTTGCAGAGAGATATGCATCTTGTTCTATTCTTCCCTCTGGGCTTGGCGGAGAGGGCGGCGGCACAATTGGTATGCCGCTTGAAGTGACTTATGGTGGAACTCGTACTGTAGGGACAGCCTCCGTTAGTGGCGGGACAGTGACATTTACGCCTAGTGATGAAGAGGTCTAAGACATGAAAGAACTTAATTTTGATTCAGGTCTCACTACATATTCCCTAAACGGTAAGTGTGAGGTATCTTTTAACCCGACTGACAGCAACTTTGTGGAAAAGCTGTACTCTGCCTTTGAAGAACTGGATAAAAAGCAGGAAGGGTATAAGGCACAGATCGAGAAGATGACGGATAAGAGAGAAATCTTTGAATTTGCCAAAGAGCGGGATGCAGAGATGCGTGACATCATTGATGGTGTATTTGAAGCACCCGTGAGCGAAGCGGTATTCGGCGGCATGAACGTCTACGCAATCGCTAATGGCCTCCCCGTGTGGTGTAATCTGATGATGGCTATCATGGATGAAATCGACACCACATTCTCAAGAGAGCAAAAGCTTACTAATCCAAGGATCAGTAAATATACGGCAAAATACCAAAAGTATCAGAAGAAGTAATCAAAGGAGTACGTCATGAGATATGGGCTGCCAAAAACCGTTGAAATAGACGGAGAAGAGTTTGCTATCCGCTATGATTACCGCGTTATCCTTGATATTTTCGAGGCCATGAACGACCCGGATTCCAGCGAGGAAGAACGCGCTCTTGACGTACTCCAAATCTTCTACATTGACTTTGACGATCTGACCGACTATGACGCGGCGATGAAAGCGATGTTCTGCTTTATCAATGGCGGCGAGGAGCCCCAAAAGCAGAAAGGTCCACACCTTGTAGACTGGCCGATGGACTTCCCGCGCATTATTGCGCCGGTCAACCGTGTGTTAGGCTATGAGGTCCGCGCTGTGGACTACGACATCGAAACCAATACAGGAGGAGTCCATTGGTGGACTATTCTTTCCGCCTATGCAGAGATTGGGGATTGCCTATTTGCCCAGATAGTCCGCATCCGCGATAAGAAAGCAAAAGGTAAGCCGCTGGACAAGTCAGACAGAGAATTTTATCGGAAAAATCGTGACATTATCGACATCAAACAGAACTATAGTGAGGCGGAAAACAATCTTGTAAACCTCTGGACGGGCGAAAAAAATAGGACGGCACCCGAAACAGGTACCGTCTGAGGCATTCATTACTGAGCTTTTTTCAATTCTTCAATTTGCCGGGTATGTATAGCCACCGTTTTTTCAAGATCATCCACGCGATCTTCCATAATGTCTATAGCTTCTTGCGGGATCATTTTAGACCCCATCGAATCTAGCTTTTCAAACAATAATTTGAATTGTGGGGCAAATGTATTCTCAATGATTACCTGCATATTTGCCATAGACTCTTTGAGGATTTCTTTCTTCTGCTGCTCCATCATTGTATGAATCGCTTGCAGGTCCTTTTCATCTAACATCCCGATCACCTCTTGTTTGCTATTATACGGGCTGGCTGGATAGCTGTCAAGAAACTTGATTTGTTAACAACTCCATATTGAAACGGAGGAGGTTTTACTAATTTATGTCCTCTTTACAAATTACAAAATGCTGTTTGCTTTCCACAGCTGTTCCGGCGTCTATGTAAGATGTTTGAAATTCATCCCAATCCGATGGTAGTTCCCAAACTACGTGACCAACGATTTCCATTCCAGGAGAAACGGCTCCTACAAAGGCAACTGCATCATCAATACTGCCAACTACGACTTTTGGAATTACTTTACTATCGTATGGAGCAATCAGATAGCTGTACCTGAGCTAGCGGAACACCATCACATTCTCCGACAATAGTAATATAGTCTCCATCATTTAATTGAGCAATCAAATTTGTTTGCTCGCCATCTTTTGGGAAGAAACACTGGATGGGATAAAGTCCATAACCATCATTTGTCTCAAGAGAAATGCATGGGGCCTTTGTAACAATATCCTGCCCTATATTTTGAATAGTTCCGGCCACAACTAGAATCTTATCTTTATATAGTGCATCTGCGTTCACAGTGTTCTCTTTATACGCTGCCCACAAATCAGCGGCGGAAATGGTAATTTCCTCCGATTGGCTGGCCTGCGTGGGCGTAGACTGTGGCAGATTGTTTGAATCAGAGTTTAACGAACTATCAAAGCGGCTCCCAAAAGTAAGAAATACAGTGGAAAGCACAGCAACAACAATCACGGCCGAAAATGCAATATTTCCCTTAATTCGTCTGCTGCTTTTTCCTGGGGCGTTCTTGCTGTCGAAAGAGACGGTTTCTGGTGTGTTTGTTGCGTATTCGCTATCAACCACAATATGAGAACCAGATATAATCGTATTCACGACCCTTGCCCTATCCTCCGGCAACAAGAGAATCGAAATAGAGCAGTCTATCTTTCGGCCCTTTTGGAACGAAATGGTATGCGGCCCGTCTTGGGCGTATGCAGAAATGGTCGTCCCATTTCGCAATGTCCCGACGACCTTACCGTCTAAAAGGACAGTAAAATCAACCGCACAGCCCCACATGGATTTCTCCCTTGTAATAATGATTTCTTTATATCCATCCACATAAATCTCTCCCCTCAAGGTGGTGTTTCATATGTCTGCTGACGGTTCTATCGTCATTGAGACCAATATTGATGATAAAAACGCTCAGAAAGAACTTAATCGCCTTAATAGGCAGATCAAATCTTTGGAAGAACAGCTTGCCGCAAAAAAACATGGCAGGATTCCGCTTGAAAACAGCCTTAACTCAGTCAACACAAAGCTAGAAGAGGCTAGAAAACGACTTGCAACACTGCAGGATGAGCAAAGTGCCATCAATGTTTCAATGCAGCCTGGCGTGTCAGCGGATGACTTTATGCGCTCATACGCAGATAAACCCATGGTTGACGCTGCGTTGAAACAGCAACAGGCCGAGGTCAATGCGCTTGAAAAAGAATGGAAACAGGCCAACAGTGCTTTATCAACCTATGATTCCAAAGTTTCCAGTTTGGAAGGAAAACTAAACCGGACGAAGAAAGAAGCCGGCAGCATCCAGCAGAACATGGCAAAAGCTGGCCCTGCTTCTGAAAAAATGGCAAAATCTGTTGATCATGCGCAGAAAAGTGCAGCCAAATTTTCCATGCGTCTACGTGAAGTTATCAGGAGCGCGCTTGTTTTCACGATTATCACACAGGCGCTTGCAAAGTTCCGGGAGTGGATGAGCAAGGTCATTAAGACGAATGACGAAGCAAGGGCTTCCATCGCAAGACTGAAAGGCGCCCTTTTGACACTGGCCCAGCCGTTTATTGACGTGATTATACCAGCATTTGCTAAGTTTGTCGATATACTGGCTCAGATTATTTCAATGGCGGCACGGTTTACTGCGGCCATTTTTGGGACTACCGCAGACAAGGCGGCGGATTCCGCTGAAAGCCTGTATGAGGAAACAGAAGCCATTGAGGGAACTGGAGAGGCGGCGGAGGAAGCGGAAAAATCTCTGGCGTCTTTCGATGAAATCAATCAGCTTTCAGGTGGGAGCAAAAAAGCGGCTGATCAAGATCAGGAGATTGTTCCAGATTTTTCCGCAATCAATCAAAACAGCGGATGGTTACAGCAAGTCATGGAAAGCGTATCTGCGTGGGTCCCGATCGCATTAATGCTTGGAGGAATTGCGCTTATCGCAATCGGCGCATCAATGGGCAGTTTGCTTCTTGTTATTGCCGGCTTGTTATTGCTTGGAACTGGGATTGCATTTTCGGAGGAAAATGAACAACTCCAATCTTGGGTAGATGCGCTTGGACTTAACAGTGTGCAGGAATTTGTAGTAATTGCTGTTATCCTTGGAGGAATTGTGATGGTAGCAATCGGAGCTGCTACAGCAAATATACTTTTAGTCATAGCGGGACTGGTTTTAATTGGTGTAGCCGTTGTGTATGCGGCACAGAGCGGTATGATGCAAGATTGGGCAGAAACCCTCGGGCTTTCGAGAGCGGCTCAGTTTATAACTGCAGCACTGCTAATTGCAGGATTTGCGCTCGTCTGTATCGGGGCAGGACTCGGTAATATTCTAATGGTGATATCCGGAATCGCTTTATTTGCAACTGGAATTTATGTAGGAATCGAAAGCGGGACGATGAAATCATGGGCAGAAACCCTTGGACTTAATTCAGCATTTGAGTATGTAGCAGCTGCAATTCAAATCGCAGGGATTGCGTTGATTTGCATCGGAGCAGCGATGGGTAACATCTTTATGGTTGTCGCAGGAGGAGTTTTACTTGCTGCAGGTATCACGGCAGAGTTAATTGGGGAGCAAACATTGATGGCGTGGTGGGAGAAATTAAACCTAACGACTGTTGTCCAGTGGATATCTGTTGTCATACTTTTAGCCGGAATTGTAATGGTAGCTGTTGCGGCGGCTACAGCAAATATTCCATTATTAATTGCTGGTACAATTATTCTTGGGCTTGGAATCGTTGCCTCAGTAAATGATGGACATTTGCAGGATTGGGTCGAAACGTTGGGTCTTGAAAAAGTCATGGGATATGTAACCACTGCGGTTTTGCTCGCCGGTATTGGACTTGTAGCGATAGGCCTTATGACACAGAGCATACCAATGTTTCTCGGCGGACTTGCTTTGCTTGTAGCAGGTATGGTTATTGGAAACGAAAGTGGAACATTTCCAAGCTGGGTTGAATCCCTACACCTCGAAGAAGTGGCAGGATGGGTATCTACAGCACTTTTACTTGCTGGCATAGCCCTAATTGCCATCGGTGCCATGACATTGAATCCAGTCATGTTGCTAGCCGGTATTGCCCTTCTTGGCGGTGGTGCGGTTCTAAAGTTAGGAAGCAACGGAACAACAAGTAGTGGAAGAAGCGGCGGCTTTAGTGGCAGAGTGTCCGCTCCCCGCCTCGCCCTGGAGGATGTCCCCGCCCTGGCTCGTGGGGCCGTCATCCCGCCCAACCGGGAGTTCCTTGCCGTGCTGGGCGACCAGAAACGCGGTACGAACATTGAGGCCCCCACATCGGAGATCGAGGCGGCAGTCGTGCGTGGCATTCAGAGAAGTGGGATGAACGGAGGAAGCGGAGATCATACCGTCATCCTTCAGATCGGAGAGCAAGAGATGGGACGAGTGATGTACAGGCTAAACAACCAGCAGACGCAGAGAATCGGTGTGCGTCTTTCGGAGGGATAAATGAGCTACATCAAACTGAATGGCGTGGAATTTGATGCTGATGTTGCAATTTCCGCTTACAACAGAAATTTTAATGTACTGGATGGCCCTAACGCAGGGCGAGTTTTGGCCGGGAAAATGATCCGGGATATAATCGGGACATATCTTGGACATAAGATTACTGTATTCAGACGTGGGGATGATTACGCCGGCTTAGATGAGTTCTGGGAATATCTGTATCAGCATTCTATCGATGATTCCGTATTACTAGAGGCTGCGGACGGGCAGAAAACTATCAGTTACCAGGCCTATTACACCAGTGCATCACAGGATATTGAGAAGGTTGAAAAGGGCGTGAATTTTTGGGGTGAAATCGAAGTGAATTTCATTCCTATTGACGCACAGCTAAAGAGATGAAGGGGGTTCTGGTATGGGACGAAGCAAGATTGAATACGAGGGCTGGGTGTTTACTGGGTCAGAAATCAGGTCCGGAAAAATCTATTCCACAATTTCCCTATTGCAGTCCGAACTTGAACCGAATTCGTTCGAAGCAGAGGTAGAGTGTACTGACTCGTCCATCCTGTCTTTCCAGAGGAACGCGCCGCTAAGATATTATAATGACGATATACTGACCGGCATTTTCTATGTCCAATCGATCAAGCGCACATCTGCATCGACATATACGATTGAAGCAGATTCTGCAATCGGTATTCTGGCAGAAGGTCAGCACTATGGAGGCATTTATACAGGCGAAACCGTGGAAGAAATTCTCCCGAGTATTTGTGGCAGCGTACCATATATTTTGCATTTCTCTTTCGCTAAAATCGCACTTTATGGGTGGCTTCCGATCGCAACACCGAGAGACAACTTAGCACAAGTATTGTTTGCAATCGGAGCAACAGTTAAGACAGACAGGAAAGGCATTTTAAGGATTGAATCCCTTTGGGATGGCATCAGCGGAAATGTTGGGAAAGACAAACTATTTGAGGGGCCAAAAGCATCGCATAGTTCTAAAGTAACGCGCGTTGCAGTAACTGAGCATCAATACGTACAAGGTACAGAAGAAGCAGATTTGTTTGAAGGCGCTACGCAATCAGGGGATATAATTACTTTTTCAGAACCAATGCACAGTTTGACCGCCTCTGGCTTTACTATTCTGGAAAGCGGCGCAAATTATGCGAAGGTATCTTCTGGAACGGGTACATTAAAAGGAAAAAAATATATCCATAACACAAGACAAATTTCCAGGAATATAGAGGATGGAAGAAGCCAAGAAACAGAGAATGTAAAATCTGTAACAGAAGCGACTCTGGTTTCCCTTGTAAATTCAAGTGCTGTAGCCAATAGACTCAAGAATTATTATACATGTTCAGAGACTATTGATGGAGACATTGTGCTTGGGCAGCTATCTCCAGGTGATGTTGTAACTGCTTATCATCCGTATGATGAAGTAAATGTACAGGCATGTATTGAGAGCCTTGATATTACTGTATCAGGGACGCTGCGGGCAAAATCTAAACAACTTGTCGGCTACCGTCCACTCCAAATTGAGCAAACAGTTATTTATGATGAACATGAACTGCTGACCGGAAGCGGTGAATGGGCCGTTCCGGAAGGTGTATCTGAGGTACGAATAGTGCTGATCTCAGGAGGACAAGCTGGATATAATGGACAATCTGGCGAGAAAGGCACAGCGGGCGGGAATATTGTGCGCAGAGACAACGATTATCAAACAACGAATGTTCAAGCTGGGCAAAGCGGCTCTATAAGCGCTACGGCGTCCCAATCGTACAGCGGAGGTTCGGCGGGTCAAGGCGGAGAGGGCGGTGCTCCGGGTATCGCCGGAAATGTTTTGCAAACAACTATTTCGGTAAATCCAGGCGATAAAATATCCTATAGTTGTGGAACTGGCGGGGCATCTAATGGCGCGACTGGAGGGCAAACAACATTTGGAGATATGTCCTCTGAAAATGGCGGAATCCTTCCAGATGGATATACGGATATTGTCACCGGAATTACTTATGCGAAAGCAGGTTCGTCTGGTGGAAAAGGAGGTGCAGGTGGCTCAGTTGGGGCTTCCGGAGCTGCGGTTAATGGAGTTCCAGGAGGTTCAGGGTACTCTAGACTGAATGAGACATATCCAAGAGATGGCACTTCTTCTCAGACAACTTGGAATGGATCTGCATCGTACAGTGACGGCGGCGCTGGTGGCGGTGGTGCAGGCGGGGCGTCTGGTAATTCAAACGGGTCCCCTGGCGGTAATGCTTCATATGGCTCATGGTCTAGAAGTGTTACACTTGATACTGGAGCAAGTTCAACATTAGGAACAAGCACAAGCGGAAGTGGAGGACGAGGCGCAAATGGGGCTCCTGGAGAAACCTACGGCTCGGCAGGTTCTGGCGGAGGCGGAGGCGGAGGAGGCGGCGCAAATGGAGATGGATCAGTTTCCGCCCAATACTCAAAGACACAGAAAAATGTTAATACAAACACTATATCCATTTGGGCAAGTGCTGAGGTAGCCATTTATCCCCGTAATGGTGGAGCAGGTGGGGCAGGAGGTTCAGGCGGCTCCGGAAAAGAAGGGTGCATCATTTTATACTACGGTAAGAAAACAGAAATCAAGCCCGGAAAACTCATGGATAAAAACAAAAAAACAGTTCTTGATAAAAACGGGCGGCTTATCATCGTTTAGGAGGACAATATGACGCAGGAAGAGTTCAATCAAATGCTCCAAATAGCTATTTCGGAAGGGCTTCCAGGCGGATATTATACAAGCAAATATTCTGGTGAGGAACAGGATGCTATGTTTGATTGGGTAAACGATCAGATGAATCCGACGGTGTGAGGTGATGTTGCATGCTCTATATGAAGGATTGGGAGGTGTGTGCTCCACCAGGGTTTTCTTTGGGCTTTGAAGGGGACAATGGGGCTACAGTTCTGGAAGTGTCCACCGATCTGACAGAGGAATGGGACCTGAAAGTAGACGTAGAAAAAGATGGAGAAAAAAATATTATCCAGCTTACAAGAACTGGAATGGTCTACAGTGCCCTTCTAACGGCCTCTATGTTGGCAGATGACGGTACATATGCCATGCAGGTGCGTGGTACTCTGGGCGACTATGTTCGGCACAGCAACCTTTTTTACGCCACGGTGTTCCGCAGCATAAATGCGGTAGACTTTTTTCCTCCGCCACTCCCGTCTGAGTTTGAACAAATGGAGGACAGGCTGACAAGCATCAACGATAATCCGCCGATGCCTGGAGAAAACGGCTACTGGATGATCTGGAACCCGGATAAGAAGGAATATGAGGAGAGCGATGTCCCACTTCCAGCTGGAGGCTCCGGTTCCGGCAATGTATCATCTCCGGAGATATCAGTGATCCGTGTGATGGACAGGCAGGAATATGAGGAGCTTCCCACAAAGAGCCCCACCACGCTCTATCTGATTCGGGGGTAGCAAAATGATTTATGCAGGAACAGAGACCATAGAGACCTTGATGCTGGGAGAGATGGGGATTAAAACCATCATGGCTGGCAGCGAGAATGTTTATGAAAGGCCAGGGGCCTATGTATATATCCAACTTGACACAAAGGAGAGTCAGTAAATGGCAAGCTATTTTAACCTAACTCTTGATACCACCGCACCGTCTGGCCTGACACTGCAAATCAATGATGGGGCACTGTATGCGACCAGTACAGCGGTAAAGCTGACCATTGGAGTCAGCGACGAGCAGACCACCGGCTACCAGATGAAAATCTGGGGAATTGATGGTGTTGCGGAGGAAGGGTCCGCCAGCTGGGAGACCTTTGCCACCAGCAAGAGCGTCAACCTGACTTCTGGGGATGGCCTGAAGACTGTACATATCAAGGTCCGTGACGATGTGGGCAACGAGAGCGCCGAGGTGACGGATGATATCACTCTCAACACTACGGTTCCCGTGGTCACAGTCACCGGCCCGGACAAGAGCAAGATTTCCAAGATTGCGGGATTCAATCAGTCTGTTATCAACTTTACTTCCGATGTGGAGTTTGACGAGTACAAGGTTTGCGTGGTTCCTGCCAATTCCAGCGAGCAGGATGCGGGCACCCTGATCCCCACCACTGGCGGCTCCATCAACACCAGCGGAAACGAAGGCAATTATCCCGCCACCACTAATATCCAGGTTACGATTAACGGAACCGATTTGGAGAGCGCGTCTACCGGAGACGGCGTGAAGATTGTCAAGGTCTTCGTCAAGACTGCCGCAGGCATTTGGAGTGTGGCATAATGGCGGCCCCAAAGCTGACATTCTCTATTTCCGGAGAAAAGGTCTCCGCTGTGTCTGGCTTTGATTATATCATTGTGGCGTTTCAGTCAGATATTCCCTATCAGGCGTTTGAGTGCCGCGCTACGAAGGCTGGGGAGGAGTACGGCGTGGGGAAGGGGGCGCTGATCGCGTCCTTCTCCACCACCCCGGCGAACACACAGCGGAGTTTCGAGGTGTATGACGATTACCTTGTTCATGGAGACGGGAACTATCGAATTTCCCTCTTTGCACAGGGGGAAGACGGAAGCTGGAACGACAACTACTATTATATTCCTGTTGGCAGCACAGCCTACATTACTGCCGATGGGGAGCCATATCTCTGCATGAGGGAGTGATCATATGCCGACAACAGATGGATATAACGGGGCCTACACGGGACCGGAAATTGACAAGGGAATCGCAAGAGCGAATCAGGCCGTTACGGTTCCCGGAAGCGGAACGGCTTCTATGTCCGAAACCCTCGGCTCCGGCCCGTACACGATTGAGTTTACGGAGGAGGCTGGTTCTGGGGAAAGTAGTGGAGAATCTTTCGCAATTGGAGATGTTCGCTTAACAACAAAAACCGAACTAGGTGAGAACTGGGTATTGGCAAACGGCACTATCATTTCGGCGGAAGATTATCCGAAGTATGTGGAAGAATTTCCGTTTAAGTTTAGGACATCATATAAAGAAAATCTGTTTGGAGAGACAAGTGGCCCATCTGGAAACAGTGTCTTGCAATATATCAACGGGAATTATATTTGCGTTTTTCAAAATAAAATCTACTACGCGAGCTCTCCTGATGCAAATTGGACAGAATCCGTCATTATCCCGGCGGGTTCTAGCGGGACAATCAATGATTTTCTGTTTGCGAACGGATATTATGTCGCGGCCAGCCAATTTTATGATTCAGATCATTGGGTTTCACGGGTATGGTACGCGTCTGATTTAAATGGCCCATGGAGCGCGGTGGATGTCCATCAATCAACAGGGACAGGTTCTTACGGCAGATCCGTCCAGTACATCAATGGTCAGTTTGTGCTGATGACATCGGAAACGGTCAACTCCGTAGCGAAACAGTATTTTTACACCGCACAATCACCAGATGGGGCATGGGCCGCAATTCCCATGGATTTTATACCCCGGGTATGGCGGATTGTTTATGCGGAAGGCAAATACGTGCTGTGTGTAATGCAGCAGGACGATAATTCAACTTGGCACGTTGGCCTAAAATATGCCAGCAGTTTAAATGGCCCGTGGGAGTATCAGGACGTATGTGAGAGGAAAAATAGTTATTCTCCAAACCTGTTCACATATCTAAATGGGAAATATCTTATTTTCCAAAAATACGTTGAAACGGCTGCCTCATATAATGCTATCCTCTTTTCAGACTCTATTGGTGGAGAATGGACATTCAGTGAACTTTCGTTAAGAGACGGAACCATTAGCGCTGTTGTCTATGAAGGCGGAATGTATTATGCCGCATTCTGCGGTTTTAAAACGGTTTCAAGCAGTACAACTTATTATCTTGGTTGTGTGTTTTCAGAAGATTTGCAGAACTGGGAAATAGGGTATATTACATCGCTGGCAGGCGCAGTCTCTTCCTGCGGACTACTAGTGCATGACTATTTTCTAATATGTTCCGCACAACCTAATGCGTCGCCTGTTAATAACGGGATTAGATACTACGATATGAGGTTTCGGAAATTGCCGACAATCAATATTGCTGGGGTAAATACATTTATTAAAGTGGGGTGAACAATGGCAATCAAAGTAAATGGAAAGCTGGTGGCAGGGGCTGGTAAATCGGCCTATGAATCTGCCAAGGATGGCGGCTATACCGGCACAGAAGATGAATTTAATACATCGCTTGCGAATTCAGTCACTGTAGATGGCGGGGGCGTAATGTCCATGAATGAATCCTTTGGCGCCGCCCCGTTTACCCTCACCTTCACAGAAGATGGCGAGAATGATGTAAGCGCCTCCGAGATCACCTATGACAACACGGAGTCCGGCATGACCGCTACCAACGTACAGGACGCCATTACAGAACTGAGCACAGCGCCAAAAGGCGGCCCCGGCGTTCCGGTAGGGTCTGTATTCTGGCTGGCGGCACAGACAGCGCCGGAGGGGTACTTAATTTGCGACGGAAGCGCGGTCAGCCGTACAGAGTACGCGGACCTGTTTGTGGCGATTGGAACCACGTTTGGGACGGGAGATGGAAGCACGACCTTTGCCCTTCCAAACTTGCAGGCGGCGTTTATTCGTGGTGCTGGGTCTCAGGATGGGTACTCCGCCACGTTCGGACAGAAGCAGGAAGCGACTACTATAGAAGTCAGCAATACCGATCTACACATTCTAGCATCACCCATACAATATGTAGATAAATGGATTTCGAAGGGTACCGAAACTGCGAACCGAGTTGATGGAACGGAACCTTCTTATGCTTATAATTCTTCTATTCGCCCCTATAACATCGCCCTAACCCCCATCATCAAGTATTAGGAGGTCTCTATGGCACTCTACGTAAACGGCAAAAAAGTGGCCGGGATTGGACTTCCCGGCAAATCAGCTTATCAGTATGCGGTTGATGGGGGATATACGGGGACGGAGGGAGAATTTCAGGAAGTACTCGCCAATGCGGGCGGAAAGCCGATGGGGCATGGTGTGACGCTTCTCGCGTCTGCATGGTCTGGAAATGCTCAGACAATCACTGTTCCAGGAGTACTTGCAGACGAGACAAAGCAGCTGATTCAGCCTGTGCCTGCTATTGCCTCGCAAGCCGCTTACCTCGCTGCCGGAATCCTCTGTACCGGACAAGCCGCCAATAATCTGACCTTCACCTGCCAGACGGTTCCGGAAGCGGATTTGACTGTGTATGTAGTTATTACTGATGTGAAAAGCTAAGGAGGACACATGATTGCAAATCAGATGATCATTGGTACATCTCTTCCAGAGCTGTCTAATCCAGCAACAGCGGAGAATCTAGCCGCCGGAAAACAGGCCATAGATAGCAGCGGTGAAATAATCACTGGCACGGCAGAAGTTTGTGATATGCTTGCAAACCTGGGAACCGCTACTGCGGCAGATGTAGCGATCGGAAAGACGTTTACGAGCGCGGATGGTGTAAAAATGACGGGGACAGCATTAGTAAACCAAGCGTCCCTCAGATCAGTTACATACAGGAACTCAGGTATATCAAGTAATATTATGATATATTACTCATCTTTGAGTGGCCAAGGTTTGGTGATGCAGAACGCTTTTATAGTAACCCCTAATGCATCATCTGGAACATTACAAGCAGTACAAAACACTTTCATTTATATGAAATATAGCTCATATCTGACATTATCAGGAAATGTTACCGATATGAATGCTCCTGGCACTGATGTGAGAGTATACAAAGTAACATGAAATCTTTGTGGCGTAATGTCCATACATTTTCAACAAGCAAATCACACAGGCTTTTTCTAAAAAAGCGAGATTAAGTATGCGCGCCAAACCTTAAAGGTCCATTGGCTTCCCGGTTTTCCAGTCCCGGCCTGGTTCGTGGGCAACCCATGCAGTTTCCCCGCAAAAGGAACAGGGATGATGCCAGTCCCAAGAACCCCATATGTTGGAGCCATCTGGCAGAGTGAAAGGGGCCATTCGTCCACACTTTGAGCAGATCACGGTAACTTTATACAAATCCATATCATCACCTTGTATAATAAGTTTCAAAGCAAATATTTCAGGTATCAGCAGGCTCTGAGATG